CGGCATCCACAGGTGTGATGTCACTAGCGGCTTGGTTGCCTCCCGTTGCTAGTATCTTTACTATTATCTGGTTAGGTATTCGTATCTATGAATCAGAAACAGTACAGAAGATTGTACATAAGAAGTAAACTAAGGGGGTTTCTAAAATGCAAAAACGTAAAGGTCCCCTAGCTAAACGTAAAAGAGATCCCCGTCTGGAACGGGCGGGAGTCTCTGGTTACAACAAACCTAAAAGAACCCCTAATCACCCTAAGAAGTCCCATATAGTTGTGGCTAAAGAAGGTGACAAAATCAAAACTATTCGTTTTGGAGAACAAGGGGCAAGTACTGCTGGTAAACCTAAAGCAGGTGAGACTGCAAAGATGAAAGCTAAACGTAAAAGTTTTAAAGCTAGACATCAAAGAAACATTGCTAAAGGTAAAATGTCAGCAGCTTACTGGGCTGATAAGGTGAAGTGGTAATGGCTAGGACAAATGAAAAACTTTGGAAGCGTATAGTAGCTAGCGTTAAGGCTGGAAGCAAAGGAGGTAGGCCAGGGCAATGGTCTGCTCGTAAAGCCCAATTAGCTGGTAAAAAATACAAAGCTGCTGGTGGTGGTTACTCAGGTAAAAAGACTAAAGCCCAAAAGTCTATGACTAAATGGACTAAAGAAAAATGGGGGACTAAGTCTGGTAACCCTAGCACTCAAGGTAAAAAGGCTACAGGTGAAAGGTACTTACCCAAGAAAGCCAGGGGTGCTTTATCTGCTAAAGAGTACGCAGCTACTAGTAAGAAAAAACGAGAGGATACTAAGAAGGGTAAGCAGTTTAGTAAGCAACCTAAAAAGATTGCTAAGAAAACCGCTAAGTACCGTAAGGGTCCACTAAGTAAATAGGAGAACTAAGATGCCAAAAGTAGATGGTGTTTCTTACCCGTATACTCAACAGGGTATGGAAGATGCAGAAAAAGCTAAAAAGAAAAAGAAGAAAAGGAAAGCTCCCTTATCTCAAGGATACTAGTGGATAATATGAAGAAGTTATTTATTGTTTTACTTATGTTATCGAACAATACATTTGCTGAGCTAGATAACCAGCAAGAAGGTAGTTTAAATACCAGTAACAATAACTCTACAGTATCTTCTAATAACACTACAACAGATGGGTCTACCTCGAATACTTATAATGGGGCAGGCTCTAGTAGTGAAATACCCGTAGGTTCTGCAATTAGTCCAACGTATATGTCTAACGGATCTGAAACATGCCTACAAGGCACTGGTGGTTCTTTACAGACAGTTGCTGTTGGGTTTAGTTCAGGTACTTATAAAAGAGATTTTGATTGTAACAGAAGAAGAGATTCTAAAGTACTTAGTGACTTAGGTATGAAGGTCGCTGCAATTGCAAGAATGTGTGAAGATATTACAGTGTGGAGGTCTATGTTTTTATCTGGAACACCATGCCCTATACTACAAAGAGGTAAACTTGTTGTAGGAAAGCGAGCATTTTTAGTTATGAAAACACAGCCAGAAATTTACATACCTGACTATGGTAAGGTTAAGAGGAGCTTGACTGATACCCAGGTGTGGTATAACACAATACTAGGGATTGGAGAAAACATAAATGAAGAAAGCACTGAAGATACTGTTTCTATCAGCGATAGGTTCCGTAGCTCTAGCAAATGAGCTAGATAATCTTACACAAACATCTAATGAAATAGTAAACCAAATTGACACAGGTATTCAACTTGTAGGTGCAGCAAGTGAGTTTTCACACCACGGTGATGGACTATCCTCAGGGAACCTTTCAGGCACTGCACATATTACTTCAGAACATTTAGAAGCGTATAATAGTGCACTGCTGGGTATGTCTAACTATAAACCTTATGGGGACCTCAAAGCTGTACTAGAAAACAAAGCAGCAGGTGAACTGGATCTTATGGATTCTGCTATTGATACTTTCACAGAAGCTGTTGTAGAAATGATTCAAGTGGTTGAGGTTGCTGAGATATCAGAAGCAGCATCTAGTCCACAAGAAGAAGCTGCAGTACAAGAGTTTGTAGCTGAGAACCAACAAGTACTAGCTATATCTCAGGATACTGTCAGTGAATACAATGAGTCTTTAGATGATATCGAGACCCATGCTAACAATGCCAGTGCCTACATTGCAGTTGCTAATAGTGAGTCAGCTGTAAGTTTCTTAGAGCAAGGTATTGAGAACGCTAACACTACTGCTGAACAAACAAACATCTTTTACGATGCTAATGCTCAGTGGGTTGCTATGGGTTACAATACAACAAGAAACCTTACTGCAGTTTATTTAAATGGAACTGACGGTATAGGTTTAGATCTTTACATGTCTGAAGCAGATATATTAACCGTGGGAAGTGAGTCTGAGTTTTATCTAACAGGGCCTACAGCTCAAGGGTATAACTGCTTTATCAAACAAACGGATTGTGAGTTATGAGTTTATCAGATACAGAGTTAAGTATAGGTGGTGTAAAGTTTAAGGGCATTTACATTGCTGTTGTACTATCATTAGCTACCACAATAGGTGGTGGTGTGTGGACAGCCTCTAGCTTATACTCAAGACTAGAAGGTGTAGAATCCCTAAAGATTCCTAACGTTACCCCTATTAAAGAAGACATACAACTTATCCAGCAACAACTGCTAGATAACGATGTGGGTAAATTACAGGGTAAATTAGCGGAGTTAGGGGTTACCCTTGTGACCATTAAGGGTCAACAAGAAAAGCTCTTAGAATTGAATACAGACGTTTCTGAGCTATCTAAAGATATAGAGACGATAAAAGGTACGGTTGCAGAAGCAAAAGTAATTGCTAATACATTACAAGATTCTTCTGATGACTTAAAGAAAATTAAAAAAGAGATAGATGATCTCTGGCAGGGTATGGATTACTTATCTAACCCCTTAGGAAAATAAAGGACGAGGACTATGTTACAACAATTAATTGGCCCTGTGACTGGGCTGTTAGATAAATTCATAGAGGATAAAGACAAGAAGAATGCGATTGCGTTTGAATTATCGACAATGGCTGAAAAGCACGCACAGGAACTTGCGAAAGCGCAACTTGAAGTTAATAAGACGGAAGCGGCACATAAGAATTTATTTGTTTCGGGTTGGAGACCGGCTGTGGGTTGGACTTGTTGTGTGGGACTTGCGAGTAACTACATACTTATTCCAGTGGCAAACTTTTCGCTTGCTCTTGCCAATTCTACCGTTGAGGTCCCTATTTTAGATCTATCAACAATGATGCCAGTTCTTATGGGTATGCTTGGATTAGGTGCTATGAGAACCGTAGAGAAAACTAAAGGCGTAAATAGAAATCAATAGGAGATTTTATAATGGCTAGTCAGATTAATATAAACAACCCAACAACGGGCTCCCCTACAACATCTTCTGTTAGAGATAATTTTACAGAAGCTAGAAATGAGATTAATACTTTATTAAAATCTTCATTAGATGTAGTTACTACAGCTGGAACAGGAACTGCGTATACAGCTAACTTTGGTATTGATGTGGTTAAAGTAAATGGTGCAAGAGTAATTGTAAAAGCTCACACAGCTAATACCGGCTCTGCATCCATTAACATAGACACTACTGGGGCATCTACTATAAAAAATATGGATGGCACTAATTTAGCAGCAGGTCAAATTGGTGGGGCAAACCATTACTTAGATTTAATATATAATAGTGGTAATAATACATGGGTTCTTTTAAATCCTAACTTAAACGTTGAATTAACAGCTTTATCAACTAATAAATTAAACTCAACCGCTTATACAGCCGCTGATGTTCTTACTAAGATTAAAACTGTAGATGGTGCAACTAGTGGTTTAGACGCAGATAAAATAGATGGGTATGACATTGTAGTGGGTGCTACAGGAACTAATGCTAATACTATTTATTTTGAAACATAATAGGAGTAAATTATGCCAAGTTTAAAGATAGCTGGCGTCGATGTTGAAAATGTTCAAGTTGGTAGTACTGAAGTGCAAGCAATTTATGTAGGGTCTAACAAGGTGTGGGAAAACTCCTTATCAAGGCATACTTTGGTTGCAGGTACCCATACCTATAGCAACTCGTACAATGACCAAGGTGGTAGCGTGACAACCACAGATTACCGTTATAAAGGTTTCAATAATCTCATTAATGGCTCATCTTTTTCTCCTGGCTACACACTACATGGTGGTACAGCTATTAATTTTGCATCCTTCTATACTTATAGAAGGGAGACATACAACAGCCAGACCCCATCAAATATTACTGTTACCCAGTATAGTATTCTTTCGCTTTGGGGCCAAGTGGCTAACAGTGGATGGACTAGTATAACAGTAAACGGGAATACAAAAAATAGAGCAGATGCTACTTTTACTTTAGGTTCGTACGGAAACTGTTGGTGGGAATGGTCTGACTCCACTTGGATTCCTGGGAGTGGCACACATGATGTTGTTTTTAAATAGTTACTAAATTATTATAAGTGTAAAGATTTTATATTAGGAGATAAATTATGGCAACTTCACCAAGAGCGCCTAGGAACTTTTTCCCTGCAGACTTAACACCTCTGCTATTATCTGGGTGGCAAACAAATAAATTTGATAAGAGCATACCCTTTTGGGCTGAAGTTGATGGTTTACAATTTACTAATACATCTGTTAGACGAAAGCCCGGAAGATCCCTTATAGGTGACTTTAGCTCTCAACCGATACGAGGGTTAACTTCTATCAATGAGTATGATACTAAGGTTCTTTATATAGGTGATCTTAATAATATTTATAGATGGAAACTTGATGACCCTACAACAATAGGAACAGTGGTGGGATCTGGGTATAACTTAGTTGAAACTGGAGGGGCTAGTGTTTGGGACGTAGCAGACGGAGGTTCTACTTGGGTTGAGGATACAGGTGAAATTTCTGTTTGGGATGAAGGTTCTGTGCATTCTAGTGCTTGGTCATTTACTAACTTTGGTACATGGTTATTTGCTGCAGATAGTGTAGGCCCAATAAAAATTAAAAAGAATAACGAAACTTTTGGTGAGTTATTAACTGGCTCTGTTTCTGGGGCTGTTATTACAAACGCAGGTTCAGGTTATTCGGTAGGAACTAACTTGGCTTTTAGTGGTGGCCAGGGAAGTAACATT